GGACAAAGGCGAAGAATTTATTGGGGCAGCAGGGAAAACGAACTCAGCCCCACCCGAGCCGCTTACGTTATCGTATAAATTTCGGGCAAAACCTTTTGCCGAGACTTCCACAAACTCATTGTTTACGGAGATACGTAGCTGATCGCTCACCGCACCAGTAACGAAGCGTTGAATAGACTGAGCAGGTGCCCATGTGTCAAGAATCGCCATAGGATTTGACGTGTCAGCCGCAGACAAATTTGCACATCCATCCAATTGAGCACCTGAACTAAGTTGCACCGAAAAAGGAGCATTCAGAGTGAATGATGTTGTGCTCGAAACTGCGGCCACAAATCGGATCTCAGAACCGAAAGAAAGGCCCATTCCGATAGAGAGAATCGCATTCGCCTGCAGTGTAATCGCGGTACCTGAACTTGTTTCGACGATCACAGCTCCGTCCAAGTGCGTAGAGTTACACAACCCACTCTCAAGGATTGGCGAAATCGATGGCTTGATCGTGCCACCTGACCATCCAGTACCATAGCTTTCCAAAGCAAACTCAATCAGTTCCCGCTGAGGACCTAAAATAGGTGCCTCAGAGCGAAAGCCTGTCTTGTCGCGTCGGAAAAGCTGTTTCCGGTTACTGGACAGTTCGAGAGACAATATGGGTGCGATTTGCGCCGTCTCCATGTTATTGACTGCCGGTGAGTCTATTTCAGACTTGATGAAAATTCGATTTGATAAGGATGCAATATATTCGGTTGCCATATTTACTCCTGCCAGAGATTGAGTTCGAATGAGATCGTGGCATTTTGCACGAAATTGAGGCCGCCCCTTGAAACGGGCGTAATTGCAACGTTGAAGCCACCAGCGTAGTAGACACCTTTGCTCCAAAGACCTTGATTACGATTCAGTACGTCACAGCTGGCATCGACATAGTCGCCAATTAGCTGCTGCAGATTGTCGACTCTCTCATGAGTGGACGACAATTCCACTTCAAGAGTGGCAATGGCTCCAAATTCTGAGAACTTCTCTTTCTGGCCACGGTTGACTTTGACGAGCGCTATCGAGACCTTGGGGTTGCGATTTAAAGGAATTCTCTCGGCCATTTTTGTGTGCCAGCGTTCGCTATCGATTTGAAACTTTGCTTCGGAACCCAACTCGCCACGAAGATCTTGGAGAGCCTCGACACTGATCTTTAACCCGGATTCTCCGGCAAACATATTTATGGCCGCAGTTACAGATTTTGTTGAAAGATTCATTTCTCTACCTCCACATCTCTGTCGAATATCTTATGTACCTGTCTGGGAATTGAGCAGTACTTACCATTAAGGTTGAATTAGGCAGCGGTAATGCTGAGCTCAGATCAAATTCAATACCAGCAGGTACCGGATTCAGGTTTGCCTGATAGAGCGAATCTGAGCTATCTCCAGCGAATAGTAACCAGCCAACGCATCTGCTCGGGAGAGTGGCGATACTAAGTTGCAACGAGGCACCATCGGCCATGTCCAATAGAAATTCTGCACTTGGAGATCCAAACTTTCCCTCCTCATCTACAAACCGGATACGCCCGCGTAATATGCGTTGAGGATTAGCAGCTGGTGTCGATACAATAAGGGGAAGTGGAGCTTTGGGAATGGGTGAGTTCACAAGCCCTACTCCCGATTCAAAGAGCTGATGTTTTGCCGTTTCGGCTTTGATTTCAAGATATTTTGACTGCTCACGATGTAGCGGGCTATTCTGCAGCACTGCAATATCGATATAGAATAAACTCAAAGTGAGTAAGCTGTGCCAACGAGATAAGGGTTCCGTTACTACCACTTTATCGATAAGCTGGCGAGCCATGGCGTCGCCTAGACCGCTTTGGCCGATCAGAACATTTGTAATCTGTGTTTCTATTTCATTTTGTGCAAGTCTTGATTTGGATTCAATTGAAGTCGATTCCTGCTCTGAAAGAATCGACACCTTGGAATCATAAGATATCCAGTCTGAAAGGCAACTGATAGGTTGATCTTTTAGCAGGGCCATAGTCTTGTTCTGTACACTCTTGGTTTCTTTTTTGCATTTTGAAAAGGGTTGGAGACTCTTGCGACTCTCCAACCCGATCATCTAACTAGCTGCGAACCTGAACAGCATGGTTGTTACGAAGAACTCCCGCACCGTAAAGGATGTCTACAGTGAACTGCTGAGACAGAGTATCAGGCTGGTAGCTCATCACCACGCGGACACCAAAGTTTCCGAGTTCTGCATATTCAGCAATCGCGCCAGTGCCAGGAAGAGGCTGAGGCAGTCGGCGGATCGCGAGGCCAAGAGCATTCTTAGCAAAAGCCAAGTTAAACGTAGTGAGCGGTGAGCCGCTCTTGCGAACAAACTGTGACCGAAACACATAGAAGTCCTTCAGCCGACCGATGTTTCCATCAATCAAAGCTTTGAGCCCTGCCTCGCCGGCGCGCGAATATTCACTGAATCGAGGATTTTGACGGAGAGCCGAGTAACCAGCAGCATCCACGACAAGATACTTTTGCATGCTTGCAGGAACCTTCGCGTTGAAAAGTGCCGTTTCAGCATCATCAACGATCTGTTCGGTCAAGGGGGTAGCAGCAGCACCCAGCGCAGTATTAGCAGTAAAGGATATTGCAAGATTCAACAGATCAGTCTCAACTTTTTCAGCCAAAGCAACAATGGCAGGTTCCATATAGAGCCGCAACAGATCCGGGACTGCAACAATTTTTGTCACATCTGGAATCTGGAAAGTGGCCTCGGCATGAGTATTTAGCACGATCTGTGCATTTCCCAGGTTTGGGTTCTGCGTGATTACTGATCCACCGTCAGCAATGTTGTTCGCAATTAGCGACGGTGGTACTGGTACATTGACCGTATCGCCAGCTTTGGCCAAAGTGGCCTCAAAGTCTCGGTTTACCAGATTACCCATCACTAAGTTGCCCATTAAGGCAGGCAGTGCGTCAGCGGCAACAAGCTTCACAATCGCATTAGCGAGGTTCGAAGAAGTAATAGAAGGCATTTATTTTCCTTTTGTAAGAGTTTTAGTCAACCATCAGGCCAGCTACGCGCGCAATTTCTTTGCGCACTCGGGCCAGTTCTTCTTTGCTCATCCCAGGCCGGATCGAGTCCAGATCAATGCCAGGTGAGCTTTGGGCAGCACGGCCAGATGAAGAAGTGCCACTACCACCCAAATTTCGTGCAGGGAGCAATTCGGGATTTTCATCTACGAACTTGCGTAAGAATTCTTGAACAGGAACGGCACCTTCGCTGCCTCGCCCATGAAGCGTTCCGTCTGACTCCCGGTGGATGTCGTCTTTCACGGCCTTGAAGGCGAGATCAATTTTGGCCACACCCAAACGTTGAAGTTCATTTCGGATGATTGATTCGCGCTCGACTGATTCGGCTTTGGCTTTGGATCTGCGATTCTCTTCAACGAGCTCATTGAGTCTTTTTTCCATGGATTCACGTTTCTTGCGCTCCTCCTCCAGTTCTGCCTTGTATGCAGGTTCAGTCCGCTTCGACTGGACATTGTGATATTCTTCAAATACTTCTTGAACTAACTTTTTTAGGTCATTCGCTGTGTTCTTCAGAGATTCTGATTCTAACTGTGAATTCATTTGGTATCCCCTTTGTCAATTTCTTCCTCGATTTCGGCTGCAATTCGCTCCTTGGTTGTTTCGTTAATATCCGCAAGAAACTTGAATGCGAGTTTTTTGAAAGCTTGCTTACGGAATGTCTTTGATCCAAGACCAAGATTTAAAAGCTTTTGAGCTTCATCAAGTTCTTCATTGAACTCGCCAACCTCAAATTCGTCTAACCCAGAAACAGATATTCTGAGGTCGTCTTTTCGGATTCGAGTCAAAGTCTGCAAGAGTCTCTTCAACGTGTCCTTGACACAGTCGCCATAGGCACGGAGGACCTCTTGTGTAATCTGGTAATCTGCGCGTTTGCTATTCCCGCTTGTCTGAGCGGAACCTGAGAGCCAACTTCTTGACTGTCCCATTAGGTAACAGGTTCGATAGATCTCTTCCTGCAATCGTCCGAGATTTTCCATTGCAATCCTGTAGACATTGCCTTCGGGTTCGGTCCAACCAAACTTATCCTCCGGGTCGAGGTGAATGTAATACGATTCGCCTAGAATAGCCGCCTGATCTCGTTTGCTGTACACAACTGGCGTAGCATAGAGCGCCATTCCTAAAGACCAAGCAAGTGAATTGGACTTATTATAATGCTCCAGTTGTAGATGGGCGGCCTTGTTCATAAGCCAAAGCCCTTCGCTGAGAGTAATGTCAAATACGGGTAAACGCGCTTCTGATGCACATGAATGGAGACCTTTCTCGACAATGCGAATCGAAGTTTCGCTCCCAGAAGATTCTTCAACGATGAAATACTCAGTCTCCGTGTAGATCAAGTAACGGTTCGATTGTTCTTCTCCATTTGAACGATTCAAGGCAG